GATGGTCATGAAGATCAGGGACGGGACGAACTTCGTGCTTGGTTATCCCGACACCGACGCGCGGCTTGAAGCCGCGCTGGATGTGCTGGAATTCCAGGTCGCCAGGCGACTTGGATATGATCCGGCACCGGCGGCGGTTCTGTTCCGGAAATTCATCCGGCCGCACAAGCACGAAAGCCACCGCCAGATCATGGACGATTCCGGCGTCAAGATCGCGGCCCGGCTCGTGACCTGGAACTGCGAAATCACCGACGACCAGATCGGCGTCTTCAATGCGGACGGCGCTGTTCCGGCGGGAGCGGGCGCGCTGCCTGAACCGCTGAAGACGATCGCGGCCAGCCTGCCTCCGGGCTCGTCAGGGGCGGATATTTGCAGCGCGATCATCGCGGCGCTCTCCCCGCTGACGGCACTGCGGCTGAAAGGCATCGACATCAAGAACGACCTCGACCCGGTGAACAAGGCCGCGCCGACGGTCGAGCAGACCGTGAACTTCCCGCCGGCCTGACAGGGAGCCATCCATGTCCATGATCTACGTCCGGCCGCGCGAGGGCGGCCGGGTCCGGATGCCCGAACGCAATCTGATCCCGATGCCTGAGAAGGGCGCCTGGGTGCCGCGCAATGATTTCTACGAACGGCTTCTGATCGGCGGCGACGTCATCGCGTGTGATCCGCCGGCCGAAGACGGGCCGGCATCGCCAGAGCCGCACCCCGCCGCGCCTGATGCGCCGGCGGCCGGTTAAGCGCGGCCTCTCGCATCCCTCGTTTCCTCGCAAAGCAAGGACCTGATCCATGAGCGTGCAATTCCAGAACATTCCCGCCAACCTTCGCGTGCCGCTGTTTTACGCGGAAGTGAACGCGGGGCAATCGCCCTATCAGGGGCCGTCGCGGACGCTTCTGATCGGCCAGAAGACGGCGGGTGGCAGCGCGCCTGTCAACACGCCGGTGATCCTGTCGGGCGATCCGACGCAGCTTGCAGGCGCCGGCTCGATGCTGACGGAAATGGCGGTCTGGGCGCGGCAGAACAATCCGTTCGGCGAGATCTGGATGCTGCCGCTGGCCGACCCGCCCGGCACGACGCAGACCCACACCATTACGATCGCGCCTGGCATTGCCGGCAATGCGGGGACCATCAGCGTCTACATCGGTGGCGAGAAGGTCTCCATTGGCGTGGCGCCGGCCGACACCAACGCGACGATCGCGGCGAACCTGTCGGCTGCGATCAATCAGGGCTACACCAAGTTCGGCCGGCAAATGGCCTTCCCGGTGATTGCGACCGTCAATGCGAACGTCATCACGCTGACCGCGCGCAACGCCGGGGCGCTTGCCGCAAAACAGTCGATCCTGACCAGCCTGGCTGGCGACGAAGGTCCGCTGCAGCAGTACCTGACGGTTGCGGCCGCGATCGCCGGGACCGGCGTCCCTGCGCTGGGCGCAGCGCTTGCCGCGCTCGGCGACCAGGAATTCGACTACATCTGTTCGCCGTATGCGGACAGGACATCGCTGGACACGATCAGGGACTTTCTTGGCGGCACATCCGGCCGCTGGTCGTCGATCCAGCAGATCTACGGCCACTATCTGACCGTGATGTTCGACAGTTTTGCGAACCTCGCCGCGTTCGGCTCGGGCCGCAACGATCCGAACGTGTCGATCCTTGGCGTGGTCGATTCACCGTCGCCGCCGTGGCGGTGGGCGGCGGCCTATGGCGCGCGGATCGCCGGCGACAAGAATCTGGGCGGCGAGGTCGATCAGGCCTACCGGATCAGCGTTCCCGTGCAGACGCTGGACCTCGTCGGCATCCGGCCGCCGGCCTCGCGCGTCAACTGGTTTGGCATCACCCAGCGCAACACGCTCTACCAGGATGGCATCTCCGGCTTCAGGGTGCAGGCGGACGGCACGGTGACGCTGGACCGCGTCGTCACGACCTATCAGCTGAACAGCTACAACCAGCCCGACATCACCTGGCTGGACATCGAGACCCGGCTGCAGATGGTCTATTTCGTGCGCTACATGCGCCAGCGCATCACGCAGAAGTATGGCCGCTGCGCGCTCGCCGACGACAACCCGACCGGAAATCCCGGCATCGTCACGGCGAAAATCCTGAAAGCCGAATGCGTCCATGTCTACAGCGAACTGGAAGCCGGCGGCCTGGTCGAGAACTCCGACGCGTTTGCAAAAGCGCTGGTGGTCGAGCGCTCGGCCGATCCGAACCGCATCAATGCCTATCTGCCGGTCGACACCGTCAACCAGTTCCGCGTGTTCGCCGCCAACGCCACCACGTTCCTGCAATATCCCGCGTAAGGCCGCAGGCCTTATCGCGACCGCGACCGGCGCGAGCACTTGCCCGTCATCGCCAGCGTGACGTCTTCGTCATCGCCGGCGTGACGTCTTCGTCATCGCCAGCGCGACATCTTCGTCGTCGCCGGCGCGACATCTTCGTCGTCGCCGGCGCGTCTCTCCGCCCTGATCCAGTCTCAATCGAAAGGCAATCACCATGCACACCTCAGGCGGCCGCGTTTCCACCGTGATCGGCGGCGTGGCCTATTCCGCGCGCGGCGTCATCACGCTCGACCCGTCGAACATCGAGGTTTCCTCCGGCGTCAACCAGGACGGCAGCCTGTACCGCACGGTTGCGCCAAAGGCGCGGACCGCCGAACTGACCTTCGACCGCTTCGTCGACGTCAACGGGGTGCCGCTGCGCTGGAACGAAGATCTGATGCTGCTGACCAATCTCGGCATCACCTTCGTCGAGCAGGACACCGGCACGACGCACCTGCTGTCGGGCGGCTTCTTCACGGGAAAACCGCAGCTGGACACCTCGACCGGCGAAGTCTCCGGCCTTGGCCTTGCCGCTGACAGCTACAAGACCATCTGACGCGATCAACCGGAGCCAATCCCGCCATGCCAGAGACAGCAATCGTTCGCCTGAAGAAGCCGCTTCAGTCGCCCGAGGGCGAGGTCAAGCGGATCGTTCTGCGCGAACCGACCTTCGACGAATACCTGACCCACGGCGACCCGTATTCGATCGCCTTTGCGGCCGACGGAACGCCCTTCAGCGTCGAAAATGTCGACGTCATCAAGAAATACATTTCGATCTGCCTGGTCGAACCGAAAGACCCGGCGATCCTGCATCAGGCGAAAGCAGGCATCGCGCGCGAACTGAAAAATGCCCTGCTGGGTTTTTTCCAGCCCGACGCGGCGACGGCCGAAGCCTCCGCGACATCGGGGACGACATCGCCTTCGGCGGGTTCGGATCAAACACCTTCCATTCAATCCTGAAGCTGACGCTGTCGGAAATGCTCTACTGGCATTTGCGCATGGCCGCATGGTCGAAAAAGAAGCGGTAGCCTGATGGCGAAGATCATAGAGGCGAAAGCGGTCATCACGGCTGAAGACAAGACCGGGAAGGTGTTCGATGCGATCGCGAAGAAGATGGACGGCCTTGCCAGATCGGGCAAGACCGCCAGGGCCGTCGATCAGGTTGCCAAGGCGCTGGATCGCGCCAGGACGCAGATGGCGGCGATCGACAGGTTCGATCTATCGCGGGGCAGCTTCGCGGCTGCCCGACAGCGCTACAACGACGCGAAGGTCGCCGTCGAAGCTGCGGCGAAGGCGATGAAGGGCGCCGTCGCGCCGTCGCGCGAAATGGAGGCGAGCCTTCGGCGCGCGCAGGCGCAGGTTCGCTCGACCGCGAGAGCGTTCGACATCCAGAAGGAAGCCGTGCTGGCCAGCAAGCGCGCGCTTCAGGGAATGGGCGTCGATATCATGAACGCGGCCGCGCATCATACGCGGCTGCGCAAGGCGGTCGAACAGACCGGCGCCGCGCTCGACAAGCACGAGCGCCAGCAAATCCGCCGGCAGAACCGGCAGGTTGCGGTTTCCGGCGCGGCCGCCGCCGTCGGCGCGTGGGCCGGCCATGAAGTGAAAGCCGGCGCGAAAGCGACGCTGCACACTTACCGGGAATTCGACAAGGAACGCCGCTTCGCCAAAGCGGTCATGGACATTTCCGACGAGGAACAGGCGCCGCTCGTCAAGCAGGCGATCCACATGGGCGCCACGACCAAGTTCAACGACATTCAGGTTCTGGAAGCTCAGCGCGAACTGGCGGCCCGCGGCGTCAAGCGCGACCAGATCATGGGCATGATGGGGCCGGCTGCCTCGCTGGGGTCGGCGCTGGACCTGGACCTGCCCGATGCCGTCAAGCAGATGGAAGGCGCGATCTTCGGCTTCAAGAAGGCGATGGGGTCGCTGGAGGAAGCGCAGAGCTCGGCGCAGCAGACGGCCGATTATCAGGTCAAGGCGGCGAAGATTTCCGGCATGACGCCGGAAGATATCAGGCAGCTGTACAAGTTCGGTGCGACGCCGGCGCGGATGGGCCATGTCAGCGAAGCCTCGCTGCTCGGCTTTGGCGGCGTCCTGAAGAAGGCCAATATCGGCGGCGACGAAGCCGGCGTTGCCTTCCGCGCGCTGATGTCAACCGCGCAGGCGCCGACCGCCGGGGCGAAGACCGCGCTACTCGCGAACGGGCTGAACTACAAGAACTATCAGCATATGCCCGACCGGCTGGACGTCGCCCCGTTCGTCGACGATGTCGCCGCGCGATATGGCGTCAAGCTGAACAAGGGCGCACGCGCCGGCCTTTCGAAGATATTTTCCGATAAGGACATGATCTCCGATCCGGCGAAGTTCGCGCCGGCCGTCACCGCGCTGCTGCGTGATCAGCTGGAGGGGACGGATGCGAAAAGCCTGAAGTCGATCGCGGGAGCTGCGACGCGATATCGTGACAAGTCCGTCAATGAGGTCGATGCGAACGCCCTCATCAAGGACTTGCTGCCGAAGCTTGCGAACAATCTGCCGCTTGCGAATGCGCTGTTCGGCTCGAAGCAGGGCGGCCGCATCGCGACCGCGCTGGGTGACGGCGACACGCTGAAGCATATCATCGACGAAATCGAAAAAGGATCGGAGGGATATGCCGGCAAGATCGCCGCGGAACGGATGGCGGGCTTTGACGGCGCGGTCAGCCGCTTCGAAGGCGCGGTCAAGAACCTCGAAACCGCGATCGGCCGGGCGTTCGACAGCGATGGCAAGGGCGGCCCCCTGACGTGGGGGGCTGATATGGCTGGCCGTGCTACCCAATGGGCCGCTGAGTTGCCGCCATGGGCGGTCGGCACCGGCGCGATCGGGGCGGGCGTTGGCGGGGCGGCGGCGTCCATCTATGGCGGCTACAAATTCCTGCAGCTTGTCACCGCCGGCGGCGCGCTGACATCGTCGGCGGGCGCGCTTTCCGGCGCGGCGGCCGCTCTGACGTCAGCCGCAGCCGCCCTTGGCGGAGGCAAAGTGCCAAGTGTGGCGCCAGGTACGCCGCCGCCCGCGGCGACTGGCAGCCCGCTTCTGCTGGCTGGCGCCACCGTGGCACCGGTCGCTCTCGGGGGCGCTGCCGCGACCTGGTTTGCGTACAACAGCTTCAAGAGCAATCCCGAGGCCACGAAGGCTTATTCCAATCCACTGCTCGGGGCCATGGACCCCGATGGCGCCCTCGCCGCCGCCATTATGCACGCTGGCGAAATACCGCCGCCGGCCGATGACGTCTGGACCCATGGCGCCAAAGCAGTTCCGGCGGTCGCTCAACTGACCGGATCGGCCGAAGTCAAGGGCGAAGCAAGGATCGTCGTCGAAGCGGGTTCGTCGCTTCTCGATGTCGCCAGGCAGATGCAGAACGTGATCCGGCTCACCGGGACGCTCAACCCGAACGGCCCCGGGTCGCTGGGGCATTCGTCGCCGGATGCGGCCGCGCCGGCGCATGTCGGCTCGCAGGGGAATTCGCCGCTATGAGCAGCGCGCGCGACTGGCTGAAGACGCTCTGGAGCGCGTCCTGGAAGGGCGTTCCGTTCTTCGTCGAACATGACGGGGAGGACGGCGGGCGTCGCATCGTCGTGCATCAGTTTCCGATGCGGGACGAGCCGTATCTGGAGGACCTCGGCGAGGACAAGCGGGATTTTGCCGTCACCGCCTATGTGGCCTCCGATGCCGCCGACGCCGAGGCGGCCGCGCTGGTCGCGGCCTGCGCGGCGCGCGGCCCGGGCGTGCTGGTGCTGCCGGCGCACGGGCCGCTCACGGTCCGCTGCCTCAATTTCAAGCGGCAGCGGGAGAAGGACAGGCACGGCTATATCGCCTTCGAGATGGAA